AATTGTGCTGCAATTGAAGATGATAATTTTCTTAAGGCAGTCCCTGCAGAAATTGCCTATGATATCGAAAAGGGTAAGTTAGCGAACATAGGTTTGAATAATAGCAGATATTATTATTCTTTAAATACCTTTGAGCATTTCTACAACACTAGAAAAGAAGTTGTAGATATATTTATTAATCATTATATTAGAGACTCAAAAAATGTAATCGTTACTTTCCATGATAAGAAAGTAATACAAGGAATATTTGGAACCAATCAGCAGATCATAGCTGTTCCATACAATGGTTACTTTGATAAGATAGACTTTATACACGCACAGATAGCTGAGCTTGATGGTAAAGTTGATTACTGTATTATGGATTGCCCTCTTTTGGCCACCGCTTTAGCCCCTAAGATTTGGGAGACATTAAATATGTCAATACTTGACTTAGGAAGAGTTGTTAGTAGTAGTAGATTTACAAATACTAAAACTAATGAAAAAAGATAATTGGGAAGAAGAATCTGACAATACAGAATACTTAGTTGATTTATTATTTGAAACTTCTTTAAGCTTAAATGAAATAGCAAAAGAAGTTGGCTGGCCAATAGGTAGAGTTAATAAAAAGATAAATCAATTAGGTCTTTCCTGGTTAAAAGAATCTAGAAAAAAAGTATCTAGAGGACAAACAGCTCTAACTAATATTATGAAGAAGCTATTACCCAGCGAAAAGATAGTCAATGAATTCTATCTAGAAGATAAGCTTAGACTAGATGTCTATTGCCCAAGCTACAAGTTGGCAGCCGAGTATCATGGTAGGCAGCACTTTTATTATACTTCTAAATTTTTTGAATCAAAGTATGAGTTTGAAGAAGCTCTTAAGAGAGATCAGAAAAAAATAGATATATGTAAGGAAAGAGGCATAGCCTTAGTTGTTATCCGCTATAATGATGAACTTACCGAACAATCTGTTTTTGATAGAATGATAGATGCCATTAGGCATTCACCACACGTTAAAGAACAGAAGATTAAAAATGAATTGTATTCTTCTGATTTTTATATAGAATCTAAGAAAAAACTTTCTGAACAAAGAAAAAAAGCTTACAAGACAATGAAAGAAAAGCGAAAGAATGACAATCGATAATCTTGAAGAGCTTGATGATACTCCGATTGAGTATCAGATCTTTGCCCTATCCCTTAGGGAAGAGGGGGCTATAAAGTATTTCACAGAAGAGTTAGACCCTTCAATTGTGGGTATAAACCATGGGCAAAAGGGAATCCACGAATTCTATCGAGCCCTACTCGCTTACCATACCGCTACTCAACTAGATGTAGTCGATCCAGTTGGATTCAAAAGCTGGTTAGAAACAGAGACTGATATCAAAGAGGGACTTGGTGGTAACGCTGGAGTAACCGTGATGATGGATCTGTTAATGTCATTAGATCTTTCGACTTCTGATTCTGTAGTGCAATTAGTTAAGCACAAGGCTAATAAACGTAAGCAGATAGACTACCTACAAGAACTTCAGCTTATTCTCAATCAAAAAGGTAGTAAGTCTGAAAAAGATTTATCTAGAATCAACTTAATTACTTCTGAAATTAGAGAACTAGAAAATCAATTAAACTATAATCCATTCGATAAGTTAACTACAGCTAAAGACATTTCAGATAGAGTAGAGTCTTTGCTTGATATCCCAAGCTTTGTTCCAACTCAATTCAAAGCTCTCAATAGAGCTATGGGATATACGGATGAAGGTGGTTTCTTTAAGGGTGCAGTTCATGCCATAATAGCTGCCTCAGGTAAGGGTAAGAGCACCTTCGCCAAATGCTTGGTTAATAACTGGGTAGACAATGGATATACAGCTTTGTATGTCAACTTCGAAGAGGCTACTGGTCACTGGGAAAGAGTTCTAATGACCCAGATAATCGGCAAGAACGTGTACAAGGACGCTGACACGTGGAGTCCAGAAGAAAAACAAAGATACATAGATAAGTTTAAAGCTAAGTTAGCTGAGTGGGGAGACAGACTCATGGTTAGACATGACCCTGAGACCCCATACTTTGAAGACCTAGAGAGATGGCTTAAGGATATAATTGAGCACTCAAACAAAACACCTGACATTGTGGTAATCGATACTATACAATCAATGTTCACTAAAGGTGGCAAGGGCAAGCCAAGATGGGGCGAATTTGAAGAGATGATGGTTAAGCTAGAGAAGCTAGCAAGAGATATGAATTGTGTTCTAATCATTACCGCACAAGAAAACTCTAACCGAATGAAAGAAAAAAGAGAAGTAGTCCAACAGTCAGATACCGGTGGATCACTAGCAATCCAACAGAAGTGTGCTGTAACTATATTCATAACAGAGAAAAAACTTTTGAGTGGTGATGACTCTGAAGACGATAATATAATGCAGCTACAGATCCCAAAGAATAGAATTACAGGTTCTAGCTTTCTTTACAATCCACCACTTGTTAGATATGTAGACTCTAAGAAGATATATGAAGAATATGATCCGGTAACAGAAGAAGATTACGATACTAGTTCTTTACTAGATGATTTATTAGATGATGGAGATTTTGATATATGAAACAACTAAAGGTGGAGTCTATCAAAGACTTTCAAACATGCGCTCTGCTATATGATTATAGACACCAGCAAAAATTAAGTGAGACCATTGCCTCTAGGGATATGTTCACTCAGAAATTTGAGAATACAATTAAAAGTGTTATCAATTTTTTCTTCTACAAAAAACAAGGTGGATTCACTCCGTCGTACGCTTCTCTATTAAATAGGTGGGAGAAGATATGGTATCCCAAAGACATGACTTCCTACGACATAATCCATGAACAACATGAAAGCTACTATGGCAATAACTCAAGCCTAACTTCTCGTGCTGCTTCTACTCTTCTTAGTTTTTACAATATATACTCACAAGATGATTCTATCCCAATATCAATAGACCAACCATTCATAATACCGCTGGGAGATTCAACAAAAGTAGATGGAAACTTTGACTTAATCTTAGCTAAAGACAATCAGTACTATGTTTACAAATGGGTTTTTAATTTTAGAAGCTCTCATGCTGATACATATCAAGTTGACTTTTCTGTTCTACACGAAGCTTTTAAGCACAAGTTTGGGGCCAAAATAAATCAAGCTCATTTTGGATACTATGATCTATTGGCTACTAATCAAAAGTTTACCGATTTTCAAATAGACAAAGAAGACTCTAACTCTTTAAAGTATTGGGCTAATACCATCAATGAAACAGAAATTTTTGTTCCAAGAAGAGGCCAGACAATCTACTGTAAGAAATGCCCATTTGATACACCTTGTTCAAAATGGAAAGCTTGGGATGGCGTAGAAGCTCCACCTAGCTGATATACTATTAGTCTTAAGGAAAGGCGTCTATTTTGGTTAACAAATCGATACTTGATGATATATTAAATAAAGAAAAAGATTCTATATCAATTGAAGAAGAGGCTATAATCTTAAAGCCTTTATGGGAAGAAATTGATCTAATAATTAATGACGGAATAAAAAGTTTTGTCAAATCTATTTTGATTAGATCAAATTCTTTTTGGGAAATACCATCTAGTTTTTCTGGAAGATTCCATCCACCCGATGAGCACAACAAGGGTGGAAACGCTCTGCATACCAAAAGAGTAGTTAGAGCAGCAAAGGTTATTGGTGATTCCTATTCACTAAACATAGAAGAAAGAGACCTAGTTTATGCAGCATGCCTTCTGCATGACGTAACTAAGGGCACTACTTCTAAGGATGATGACAAATCTTTTGTCTATGACCCACTCCATCCCTATACAGTTGGTCATTTTATAGAGAAGTGTCAAGCTCATGATAAAAAATACGCAGGGGAATCTCAATCCTCAACCCTATTTGTAGATGAAGAGACCGTACAATCTATCCTTAGACTAGTAAGATGCCACCTTGGGCCTTGGTCACCGGTACCAGAGACCATACCGATCACGTATATGGAAGTGATAGTGCACCTTGCAGACAACCTTGCTTCAAAGATACACTATATAGCTGATGGAGATACTATAATAGAAGAACGTTGGAAGTTTTAGTTGATAGACAGTGAAGAAAGAATCTCTAAGAGATACTTTATATTAAACAATCTAGAATATTTCATAGCTGAATCGGTATACTATAGAACCTACTCAGAAGACATGGAAGACTATGCTAAAAAGATTCTCTATAATTATAATGATAAATCTGGAAGTCTAAATATAAAATGAGAATATCTTTAGACAACACTAGGTATACATCAGCTTGGCGATATGTCGAGCTGGCTAAGTATGTGCCATCTCTAAATAGGATTATAAGAATAAAAAAGGAAGATGATCCTGTCTTAGTGGACATAGATAGGCTAGATGCCTTTAGGGAAAAATATAATAATCTTGGATTATATACTTCAGTGTGGCACTATAACTCCAAGGATATAGATCTTGCGACCAGAATGGGTTCACTCTATTTTGATATAGATAACAAAGATGTTAATATTTCTTTAGAAGAATGCAAAAGACTCTATTCTTATCTATCTAGTTACATCCCTGAAGAATCATTAATAGTATATTACACTGGCAAAAAGGGCTTTCATATAGAGTGTGAAGCATTAGCTCTTGGAATCCCAAACAGCAATGACTTACATAGCGTGTTCAGATTTATAGCTAATGACTTATCTAAAAAATTACAATTAACTTCTTTAGACTTTAGCGTCTATGACTTAAGAAGAATGTGGAGATTGCCCGGCTCGATGCATCAAGAGACTAAGTTGTATAAGACTAAATTGAATAATGATATTTTATTTTCTTCTCTAGAAGATATTGTCAAGTACTGTTCTGAACCACAGGACTATTCTATCCCGGAACAAGAACGAGATCTGAAAGCTTGCGATTGGTATACGGACTATTCTATTCAAATGCAAGTAGAAAAGAATAGGCCAAAAGATCCATTAGCTTATTTTAACGAACATGGCTCCAAGAGAGTCACATCCTTTGGTGATGGGGAAAAAGTATTCAACAAAGTTAGACTGCTAGATAGTTGCAGTGCGATTAAAAGAATAGAAAAAGAAGCTAAAGAGAATAAGCATCTTGACCATGAGTCTAGACTATTCCTTTGTTCAATCTTAACGTACACAGATGATTCAATACAGTACCTTCATGAGATACTTAGTAATTGTGATGATTATAGCCCGGGTAGATCTTCAGCACATATCAATGACTGGATAAAAAGAAGAGAAGCTGGCATTGGGGGTAGACCCTATACTTGCGACCGAGCTAATTCTGCAGGAGTTGGATGCGGGGATTGCTCATTGGAACAAAAGAACAAATGGG